ACATACGCCTGGCCGTGGAGAGGCACGTGCGGGACCTGGAGACCGGGGTGGAGCGGGGCCTGGTGTTCTCGCCGGATGCGGCACAGATCGTGGTGGACTTCTTTGGCCTGCTGCACCACTTCAAGGGCAAGTGGGCGGGCAGGCCGATCTGCCTGGAGCCGTGGCAGCTCTTCGTGGTGTGGATCACGTTCGGATGGATGAGGACGGACGGAACGAGGCGGTTCCGGGTGGCCTACACGGAGGTGGCCCGCAAGAACGGTAAGTCCACGCTGGCGGCGGGGATAGGGCTTTATTGCCTGGTGGCGGACGGGGAGCAGGGGGCGGAGGTCTACCCGGTGGCCCGGCTGAAGAAGCAGGCCTATGAGGTCCTGCAGCGGACGGCGGAGCAGATGGTCCGCAGGTCGCCGTCGCTGAGGAAACGCCTGCAGATCTACAAGACCCAGTCGACGATCGTGTACGAGCCGGCTGCGGCCAAGATGGAGCCACTGGGCAGTGACTCGGAGAACCTGGATGGGTTGAATGTGCACACGGCCCTGATCGACGAGCTGCATGCACACAGGGACCGGACGGTCTGGGACGTGATCGACTCGGCCATGGGGAGCAGGACGCAACCCCTGATCTTCGCCATCACGACGGCAGGGTTCAATCCGCAGAGCTTCTGCTATCTGCAGCGGGACTACACGATCAAGGTCCTGGAGGGGGTGGTCCAGGACGACACGTGGGCGGGGTTCATCTGGACGATCGACGAGGGGGACGCCTGGAAGGACGAGGGATGCTGGGCGAAGGCCAACCCGAACCTGGGCGTGAGTGTGGACCTGGAGGATATGCGGCGCATGGCCCACAAGGCGGCCGAATCGCCGGGGGATACGAACAACTTCCTGACCAAGCGGCTGGACGTGTGGACCAACCAGGTCTCGCGGTGGGTGAACCTGGACACCTGGCGGACCAATGCGGGGCCCGTGAATGAGGATGACCTGGTGGGCAGGCCGTGCTGGTCGGGGCTGGACCTGTCCACAAACACGGACATCACGGCATTTGTGCACGTGTTCGAGGTGGGCGACAAGCTGGCGGTGGTGCCGAGGTTCTGGATCCCGGAGGACAACGCCAAGCTGAGGGAGCGGAGGGACCGGGTGCCCTACGTGCAGTGGGCCAAGCAGGGCCTGATCCGCATGACGCCGGGGAACGTGATCGACCACAAGGCGATCCGGGCGGACATCCTGGCCGACAGCCGCAGGTTCGGGATGGTGGGCATGGGGTTCGACCGGTGGAACTTCGAGGGGCTACGCCAAGCCCTGATGGATGAGGGGGTGCCCGAAAAGCTGATGACCGCGGTGGGCATGGGGTACGCCTCGATGTCGGCACCGATGAAGAAACTCGAAGAGCTGTACCTGGCCGGCAAGCTGGTCGGTCTGGACCACCCGGTGCTGCTCTGGATGGCGAGTAACGTGTCGGAGGACAAGGACCCTGCGGGGAACATCAAGCCGAACAAGGAGAAAAGCGGTGAGCGGATCGATGGGATCGTGGCCCTGATCCTGGCGATCTGTATGCACGAGGTGAGTGCGCGGCCGCGAGGGTCGGTCTATGATGAGCGGGGGGCCATCCTGCTATGAGTTGGATTGACAAGGTCGCAGCATCACTGGGGTACACCCGATACGGCCGCACGGAGCGGTGGGTGCCCGTGACCGTGACGGAGTCGTGGACGGGGGCCCGGATAACGCCCGAGCAGTCCATGCGGGTCTCCGCGGTGATGGCCTGTGTGAAGATCATCGCCGAGACGATCGGGAGCCTGCCGTTGAACGTGTACGAGGGCACGACCGACGGAGGCAAGCGGAAGCTCCGCGATCACCCCATGTACAGGCTGCTGCACCAGCAGCCGAATGCCTGGCAGACCTCAATGGAGCTGCGGGAGCAGTTGCAGGGGCACCTGTGTCTGCGGGGCAACGCCTACTGCCGGATACTGTCGGACCAGACGGGATACCCGGTGGCCCTGATCCCCATGCACCCGGACCAGGTAACGATCGAGCGGGACACGAACACGGGGTTCATCGTGTACATCCACCGGAACCCGTCGACCGCACAGGAGAAGCGGTACGCCCAGCAGGACATACTGCACATACGGGGGTACACACTGGACGGGGTCAAGGGGCTCAGCCCGATCGAGTACGCGGCGGACGCGATCGGTCTGGCGATCTCCGCGGAGCGGTTCGGAACGTCGTTCTACAGGAACGGGGCATCGGTGGGCAATGTGCTGGAGCACCCGAATGTGCTGGGAGAGCCCGCGTTGAAGCACCTCAAGGAATCGCTGGAGCGGGAGTACACGGGGCCCAGCCAGGCGGGCAAGACGTTGATCCTTGAAGAGGGGATGAAGTGGCAGAGGATGGGTCTGAACCCGGAAGAGGGGCAGTTCATCGAGAGCCGGAAGTTTCAGATTCAGGACATTGCACGGATCTTCCGCGTGCCTCCGCACAAGCTGGCGGACCTGGAGCGGGCGACGTTCTCGAATATCGAGCACCAGGCCATCGAGTTCGTGACGGACTGCATTCGGCCATGGTGCGTGCGGTGGGAGCAGGCCCTGCGAAGGGACCTGTTCGCAGAGGATGAGGATGTGTTCCCGGAGTTCCTGCTGGACGGCCTGCTGCGTGGGGACGCAGTGGCCAGGTCGTCGGCCTTGGCGGTGCAGTTCCAGAACGGAGTACTTTCACAGAACGAGTGGAGGGAGATCGAGAACCGCAACCCGATCGAGGACGGCGACCGATATTACGTGTCGTTGAATCTGGGCAGCGACAATCGCCCGACCTCACCGAAGACGCTGGAGGCCTGGGGCGGCGACATCGGGGAGAGGATTGCGGCCGCAGAGGAGCGGGCGATCGAGCGAAGGGTCAGCGGTGGACCGTACTCACAGACGTTCGGCCAGTGGGTCGCCGAGTGGTACGCGGGCAAGCACGCGGGGTATGTGCGTGCGTGCCTGGCCGGCCTGATGCGCACGGTCCAGGCGGGCCCGGATCGCGTGGACGCCCTGGTCGGCCTGCTGATCCGCAGGCCCATGGAGGCCTACCCAGGCATGGACGGCCAGGCTGTGCTGGAGGACATCAAGGGGCCTCGCGTGGCGGAGATCGCGGGGATCATCAGAAACGAGGTGTGCAATGCCTGATAAGGCACAGATCAACTACACGAACGTGGCGGCCGCGGTGTTCGGCCAGGTCTGGGCGATCCAGCCGGCCAAGCTGCAGGCCCTGGTGGAGGTGATCCGGGGCAGGATCTGCGCGGGGGAGGCCCTGCCGCCGGCGGGCTATGAGGCCAGGACCAAGCGGCCCATCCAGCGTGTGGAGGGCAGTGTGGCCGTGATCGGGCTGACCGGGATACTGGCCCAGCGGATGAACCTGATCCAGGACTCCAGCGGGGGTACGTCCACGGACCAGTTCGGTGCGGCCCTGGCAGGGGCGGTCAATGACGACTCGATCGGTGCGATCGTGCTGGACGTGGACAGCCCGGGCGGGTCGGTGTACGGCGTGGTCGAGTTGGCGGACCGGATCTACCAGGCCAGGGGCCGCAAGCCGATCATCGCGGTGGCCAACAGCCTGGCCGCGTCCGCGGCGTACTGGGTGGGCTCGGCAGCGGACCGGCTGGTGGTCACGCCGGGCGGTGAGGTTGGCTCGATCGGCGTGCTGGCCGTGCACACCGAGTACAGCAAGGCGGAGGAGGCGATCGGGGTAAAGACCAGCCTGATCTACGCGGGCGAGTACAAGACCGAGGGCAACCCGCACGAGCCACTGACCGACTCGGCCAGGACTGCGATCCAGTCCAGGGTGGACCAATACTATGCGATGTTCACCAGTGCGGTGGCACGCCAGAGGGGCGTTGCGGCCAAGGCGGTGAGGGAGGGGTTTGGCCAGGGCCGCGTGGTGGGCGCAGAGGATGCGGTGGCCGCGGGCATGGCGGACCAGATCGGGACCCTGGACGAGGTGATCGCCTCGCTGCGGGGTGCCCAGAAGGCCTCGGGCCGGTCCAGGGCCCAGGTGCAGAACGAGTTGACGATAGCCAAGTGCCGGCAGCCCCTGACGCGGTAGCTGATGGGGACGCGGTAGCGGGCCGGAGACCATAGAAAACGTCGGAAATACAGACTCTCAAAGGAGTAACGACATGCGAACCAGACTCGTGAAACTCAACAAACAGCGGCAGGCCTGCATCGAGCAGATGGAGGCCGTGCTGAACTCCTCGGCGGAGGGGGCCTTGTCCGCGGAGCAGCAGGCACAGTTCGACCAGTACAAGGGGCAGATCGAGGGGATCTACAAGGCGATCGCCAACGAGCGGTCCTACCTGGACGCGATCGACAAGCAGCCGACCGCCCCCGACCCGGCCACGCTCACGGTCGAGGCCGCGGAGGTGAGGGCGGGCGTGCGAGAGCCGACCACGCCCAGGATGGAGTTTCCTGCCAGGCGGGGCCGGCTGATGGCCTTCACCGGGCCCGACGGGGACCGGACCGCGTACCGGTTCGGCCAGTGGGTGCGGGCCATCGCGGGCAAGCAGGGGGCACAGCGGTACTGCAGGGACCACGGGATCCCCATGCAGATGGTGGCCAACCAGGCCGACGAGATCACCATCGGGGCGGTCTACAACGAGGGGGACAATACGGCCGGCGGATACCTGGTCCTGCCCGAGTTCGACCGGGAGATCATCCGCCTGGTGGTCGAGTACGGCATCTTCCGGCAGCAGTGCCGGGTGGTGCCCATGGGCTCGGACGTGAAGGACCGGGACCGCAGGACGGGCGGGCTGACCGCCTACTTCGTGGGCGAGTCGGAGGCGATCACCGAGTCGACCGGGTCGTGGGACCAGGTGAAGCTGGTCGCCAAGAAGCTGGCCGTGCTGACCCGGGTGACCAACGAGCTGAACGCGGACGCGATCATCTCCATGGCCGACAACCTGGCCTGGGAGATCGCCTATGCGTTCGCCACCAAGGAGGACCAGTGCGGGTTCATCGGGACCGGCACGTCCACCTACGGCGGCATCGTGGGCGTGACCCCACGCCTGGCCGCACTCAATGGCGTGGATGAGGGCGGCGGCCTGATCCTGGCCGCAGGCAACCTGTTCAGCGAGTTCACGCTGGCGGAGTTCCACCGGGCGATCGGGATCCTGCCCGACTACGCGGAGACCGGGGCCGCCTGGTACTGCCACAAGACAGTGTGGGCCAACGTGCTCCAGCGGCTGGCCGTCGCCGCAGGCGGCACAACCTCGGAGCAGATCCAGACCGGTGTGTTCCGCAAGATGTTCCTGGGCTATCCGGTCATCACGACCAACACCATGCCCAGCACGGACGCCAACTCGCAGATCGTGGCCATCCTGGGCGACCTGCGACTGGCCGCGGACCTGGGCGACAGGGCACAGATGACCCTGTCGGTCAGTGACTCGGCCAGCGTGGGCGGGCAGTCCGTGTTCGAGCGGGATCAGCTCGCCTTCAGGGCCACGGAGCGGTTCGACATCAACGTGCACGATGTCGGCACCGCAACCGCGGCCGGCCCGGTGGTCGGGATCATCTCCGCGGCGTCGTAGGACGGCGGCGGGCAGCCTGACCTGATTGAGTGACTGAACCAACAACGATGAACCTTCAGAAAAGAGGTTGATTATGAAATCACACGACAGTGGGGCAATCATCTTCATGCCCGGGTGCACTGTGGCCTCGAATGCCTCGCACACGATGAGCTTCGAGACCGCCGGGTATGGACATGCCAACATCTACATCCTGGTGGGCACGCACGCCACCAACGGCACGACCCTCCAGGATGTGCACCTGGCCGAGAGCGACACGTTGACCTCGGCCACGTCCATGACCACGATCACGGCCTTCGCAGGGTCGAACACCACGACCACGGCCCATGCGTGGACGATCCCGGCCGTGGCGACCCTGGGGCTGGGCGGCGTGATCGAGATGCAGGTGGATCTCCGCAAGCGGAAGAGATACCTGGGTCTGGTCGTCACGCCCGGGACCACGACCGTGAGCGTGGCGGCCTTGGCGGTCCTGAGCCGAGAGGGCCAGTCCGCGGACACGGCGGCGAAGAAGTCGGCCGTGGCCAACCAGGTGCTGGGTGCCACCCATACGGCCCAGTGCCAGGCGGTCGTGACCGGATAGCACGGCATCGTCCTTCCTTCAGCCTGATTGCCGGCCCGGGGAATCACTCCCGGGCCGGCCATGGCGAGGGGAGGGCGGGGATGAGAACGCAGACAGGAAGGAAGGACACCAACATCATGACGCTCAAGCTGAACATCGGAAGCGGGGGCCTGGACCTGCCGGGCTACGCGAACATCGACATCAAGTCGGGCAGGCGGGCCTGGCCACTGGACTGCCAGGACGAGTCCGCGGACGAGATCCGGGCAAGCCACATCCTGGAGCACTTCGGCCACCGCCATACCCTGGAGGTGCTGAGACACTGGGTCTCGAAGCTGCGGCCGGGCGGTGTGCTCAAGGTGGCCGTGCCGGACTTCCAGCGGATTTCAAAGGGATACCTGGCGGCCCGCGAGGGTGGCGAGCCGGTCAATGCCCTGGGCTACCTGATGGGCGGTCAGACCGACCAGTATGACTTCCACAAGGCCCTGTTTGACGACGTGGCCCTAACGGACCTGCTCCAGCGGGCGGGCCTGGTGGATATCAAGCCCTGGACATCGGAGATCAACGACTGTGCAGCCCTGCCGATCTCGCTGAACCTGCAGGGGACCAAGCCCGAGCAGCCGGGGCCGGTCGAGGTCACGGGACATGGCGGGCAGGCCGAACCGGTGCACACCCCCCCCAGCACGCGGATCGCGGCGGTGATGAGCATGCCCCGCCTGGCCTTCGTGGACAACATGAACTCGGTGATCCGCGGGCTGCTGCCGTTGGGCGTTGAGTTCACCAGGGGATGCGGTGTGTTCTGGGGGCAGGTGCTAACCCGGATGATCGAGCCCCGCCTGGAGGACGGCACGGAGTTCCTGTTCACACTGGACTATGACACGTGGTTCACCAAACAGCACGCCTGGCGGCTGCTGCAGCTCATGGCCGAGCACCCGGAGGCGGACGCGATCATACCCATGCAGATCAAGCGGGAGGGCGTGGGGCCGATGTTCGGGATCCGCGACGACAAGGGGCAGGTGCGGCTGCAGGCCACACTGGAGGAGTTCCGCCAGCCCCTGGTGCCCGTGCGGACCGGTCACTTCGGCCTGACCCTGTTCCGCATGTCCGCATTCCAGAAGCTCAAGCGGCCGTGGTTCGTGGGCAAGCCGGGGCCCGACGGCCGATGGGCGGAGGACCGTATCGATGAGGATATCTACTTCTGGATGAACTTCGCCGAGTGCGGGCTGCGGGCATTCCTGGCACCGGAGGTATCGATCGGGCACATGCAATTGCTGTGCACGTTCCCGGATGTGCTGGAGCACGAGTTCCGGCCCATCCACGTGTACACCGGCGACCTGGACAAGGGGGCGGTGCCCAAGCACTGCATCCCGACCGTGGAGGTGCTGAGATGAAGATCATCCTGACCAAGGGCTGGAACCTACTGAGCCCTGGGGCGGAGCTGGACGTGCACCCCCCCATAGCGGAGCTGCTGATCGGCCGGGGGGTTGCCAGGGCGAGCACCACGACACAGCAACCCAAGATCCGAATCGTGGGCAGACGTGAGCGGACCAAGGGACCGACGAGGTAACGCATGGCGGCAGCAGGGAACGGCGTTTGGAACAAGGTGGTCATGAGCATCATGGCCGGGATCACACTGTTCACTACGGGCTGGGCGGCCTCGACCAGCTC